GAAACGCCATTACCCATCGTCAGGTCACAGACGACTATCTGGTCGTCCAGACCCTTGAGGGCACCGACGTTGGCATCGGGCAGTCAGTCACGGTGGCTGGGCTGGGGGCGACGCTCAACGGCACCTACACGGTGCTAGACGTTCCTACATACCGTTACATCGGCGTCGATGATGAGGGCGACTGGATCTTTGATCCTGAAGAAATCATCCTCAATCAGCTGCTCATGGCCAAGACTCACGCAGACGTTGCGCGTGGGCCTGTGGCGGGCACGCTCACCTCAACGCCCGTCTGCACATGGATCGTAAATAACGATGTCGTGGAGTGGCTGGGCATCGCTTCGGCCACGGCCAATGACACGGCTTTCATCACCAGCTGTGTGTCTGCAGCTAACGCCTACGCCTACCGCCGCCGGCGGGAAGCCGGGTATTTCGACAGCCTGACCACGGTGCCTGGTGGTGACGTGAAGCTGGGGACCGTCATGTTCGCCGGCAGCCTGTACCGCGAGCGCGGCAGCGTCGATTCATTCGCGTCATTCGAGCAGATGGGCAACCCGGTTCCGTTTGGCTCCAATGGCCAGATCAACCGTTTGCTGGGCGTCAATAGGTCGCAAGTGGCATGACTGCCTCTGGCATCTTTGCCGACGCTCAGGGCACGCTTGTGGCGTCATTGAGCGCCCTAGGGCTCAAGGTCGTGACTGACGTGCGAAACGCACGGCCAATCACCGTCCTGATCGAGCCCCCTACGTTCACCTGTTTCAACAGCAACATTGCCGACATCGAAATCGGCATCAAGATCCTTGCCGCTCCCCCGGGCAACCAGGACGCGGCGGATTACCTCATCACCACTGCTGACACCATCATGAACAGCAGTATCAGCCTCATCCGGGGCATCCCAGGGGTCATGCTGATCGGGGGGCAAGAGGTCCCGACGTATGATCTGACCGTCCGAGTAGGAACGCAAAGGAGCTAGCCAAATGGCGGCCACGACTTACCTTTCCCAGCCGGCGTCGCTGACCATCGCCGGCGTCCAGCTTGCAGACCAGTGCTCAGCAGTCACGCTGACCCTTGGCCAGAACCCGCTGACCAGCACCGCCTTCGGAGACACCGGGGAGCGCATGGTTGGTGGCCTGCAGACCGTCGAGGGAACCATCACCCTCTACGTCGACTACGGCAACAACAGCGTCGAGAACACCGTGGCGGGCGAGATTGGCGCTGGCGACACCGAAATCGTGGTGCGTAAGGATGCTGGAGCTCCCGGGGCGGCGAACCCTGAGTGGACGATCAGCAACACCATGATCGCCAACTACCCGATCACCTACACCGTGGGTGAGCTGCAGGTTATGGAAGTGGCATTCTCGGGTGGCAGCTTCGTGCGCGACGTGACCACCTGATCATCAACTAGGGGGAACAGATGGCAGAGCAGACGGCAGTAAACGGGAACATTGCCTTCACGACTGATGCGGGTTCCTATGTGGTGGACATTGCTTCGATCAAGAACACCGTGGCGTTCGAACGCCACTTCAACGTGTCGGCCCAGGTGCTGCAGATGGCACCCCGGCTGGAATACATCGCTTTCCTCGCATGGACCGCCGGCAAATCAGCTGGGCTGCCTGTGGCCGACACGTTCGACGGGTTCTTGGACGAAGTGCGGGACCTCGAGGTCATCGACACCGATGAGAAGGCAGATGCAAACCCTACGGACGGGGGACAGTAAGCCGGGCGCTTGCCGTAGTCCTGGCACAAACCGGCTTCTGGCCCCCTGACGTAACCTTCACCATGAAAGACCTGAACACGGTCTTGGAAGTCCTGAGAGAAAGCAGCCGCTGATGCCAGCGACCATCAAGACAGAAGTGGTGGGGGTCAAGGACACGATCAAGGCGCTGCGAAAGGTTGATCCCGAGTTCCGCAAGGAGTTCAACCGGGCAGCCAAGGCTGTGGTTGCTCCGATGGTGGCTGAGGCGAAGGGCTTGTATCCCCAGCTGCCGCTGTCAGGCATGCGCCGGGCATGGACTCCAAAGGCGTTCAGCATCTTCCCTTGGCAGGTTGGGAAGGTCCGTAGCGGGGTCAAGGTCAAGACCTCGACGCGCCGCGATAAGAACTCGGTCTTGTATGTGTCGCAGGGGACGCCGGCGGCTGTGGTCTTTGAAACCGTGAGCGATTCGAAGCCGCTCGGCACCAACATCAGGGCTCGGCACTCCAAGGTGCTGTGGCCCACCGCTGAAAAGCACGCGCCCAAGATCGCCCAGGGCATTGATGAGATTGTCCGTCAGGCCGAAAAGACCGTTCAGGGGATGGTGGGCTAATGGCGATCACCATTCCCATCCTGACCGACTTCGACGGTCGGGGGCTTGACCGGGGCATTAAGCAATTCGAACGGCTTGATGGCGTGGGCGCCAAGGCTGGGTTTGCCATCAAGAAGGCCGCAGTGCCCGCCGGCATCGCACTCGCCGCGCTTGGCGCCGCAGCGTTCGACGCGACCAAGGCCGCTATTGAGGATCAGGCAGCCCAGGAGCAGCTGGCGCGCACGCTGGCGACCTCGACGAAGGCCACTAACACTCAGGTCAAGGCCGTTGAGGACTTCATAACCCAGACTTCGCAAGCCGCTGCGGTTTCTGATGATGAGCTACGGCCCGCGCTTGCGACGTTGGCCCGGGGTACTGGTGATCTGGAAAAGGCCCAGCAGGGGCTTGGCCTTGCCCTTGACGTAGCCGCCGGCACCGGGAAGCCTCTCGCGCAGGTTTCAGAGGCTTTGAGCAAAGCGTATGCGGGAAACCTCAGGGGCTTGAACGCTCTTGATCCGCGCATGAAGGAGCTCATAAAGAACGGCGCGACGGCTGAGGAAGCCATTGCCGTACTCAGTAAGACTTTCAAGGGCGATGCAGCTGCGTCTGCAGACACCGCTGCCGGGCGCTTCAAGGGTCTGGGGATCGCCCTGGACGAAACCAAGGAGAGCGTGGGAGCTGCGCTCCTGCCGGCGGTTGAGAAGATCCTGCCGGTGCTGCAGAAGTTTGCGAAGTGGGCTCAGGAGAACCCCAACGTGTTCCTCGCCATCGCTGCAGCCATTGGCGTGGTCGCCGCCGGCATCATCGGCCTGAACGTGGCCATGATGATCCTTTCCGCTAACCCGGTTGCGCTGATCATCGGAGCGATCGTGGTTGCCGTGGCCGGGCTGACCATCGGCCTGATTGCGCTCTACAAGAAGTCCGAGACTTTCCGCAACATCGTTACCGGGGCATGGGAAGCCGTGCAGAAGGCCGTGGAGGTCGTCGTTGACTACCTGAGGGGGCCGGCGGAAGCCGCTTTCAAGATCATCGAGGGCGTTATCGACACCATCAGCGCGCTGATCAAGGGAGACTTCAGTGGCGCATGGGATGGGCTCAAGACGGTCGTGAGTGGCGTGCTGGACGGCATTCAAAACTCGCTTGTCGCCTTCCCGCTCAAGATCGCCACCGCCGCGCTTGACATCGGCAAGGCAATCGTCAGCGGCATCGCTGATGGCGTCGTCGGGCTTGCCACGAAGGTCTGGGACGTAATCAAGGGCATGCCAGGCGCACTGTTGACGCTCGCCAATGACTGGGTGGACGGGCTCGGCACCATCGGCGGAGCCGTCATCCAGTGGATCAAGAACGGCGTGACGGGACTGGCCGGCGCTATCTGGGACAAAATCAGCGGGTTTGCAAGCGGCTTGAAAACGCTGGTTTCCGAAAACGTTGGCGATACGCTGTCAGGAATTGGCGACTACATCATCGACAAGATCGTGTCAGGCGCTAAGGCCGTTGCCAGTGGTTTGGTGACTGCGCTGAAGTCAATTATCAACGGCGCTATCAAGGTCGTAAATGCTGCCATTCGTGGGCTGAACGGGGCTTCCAGCGTCATCAACGCGATCATTCCTGGTGGCGACCCGGTAGGAAGGATTCCCGAGATTCCGAGACTGGCGAAGGGCGGGGTAGTCACCCAGCCCACGCTGGCCTTGATTGGTGAGGCCGGCCCTGAAGCGGTCGTCCCCCTTAACGGGTCCCGCGAGTTCGGCAACATCACCATCAACATCGAAGCCGGGCTTGTGTCCACGCCCGACCAGGTGGGCCAGCAGATCATTGAGGCCATTCAGAGGGCGCAGCGGCGCTCGGGGCCGGCGTTCGCAGCGGCATGAGCGTGCCGACCATTCAAGTCCTTGTTGGCTTTGAGCAGACGACGGGCTTTGCGACACCGTTTCAGCTTGACAGCGCGACCTTCGGGCTACTGGACACCGGCACCCTTGGCGGAATCCAGATGCTCGACGTGACCACCATGGTCAAGAGCATCACGATCAACCGTGGTCGCAACCGCGACACAGAGCAGTTCAACGCCGGCACCGCGTCACTGACGTTCTACGACCCCGCACGCGATCTGGACCCGCTGAACGAGGATTCCCCGTACTACCCCTACATTGGCCCGCGCCAGCCTGTCGAGGTCTACGCAGATGGCCTGCCGATTTACGCGGGCACCATCACTGACTGGGATTTGGACTATGACTTCGTAGAAGCCGGGAACGTGATGACGGCCCAGTGTGCCGACAACTTCACCATTCTGGCCAACATGACCTTTGCGGCCTGGGCGCCCGTCGAGCAGAAGTCTGGCGCAAGGGTTACGGCGTCGCTGGCACGTCCTGAAATCGGGTCCCT